TAACTCTGACTCCATTCCAGGAATTCGTGGTATGGGAGACAAGACAATTCAAAAACACTTTCCACAATTAGCAGAACCAAGAAGAATTCCTTTGGAAGAGTTCATAGAAAGTTGTAAATTGTATGATGGTAAAGCCAAAGTTATGACAGAACTAAAACAAAACATTCCTAACCTAGAAAGAAATTATCAGTTGATGCAATTGTTAGACGTTGATATTCCATCTTCAACAAAGTCAAACATACGTGGTATGGTTGACGGAGAGATTGGTGGTCTAAATAAGATTCAACTTGAAACAATGTGTCTTCAAGATAAACTTCGTGGTGTAATAACGAATTGGGATGAATGGCTCCAAAACAATTTCAGTAATCTAAATTCCCTACGGGAGAAGTATGCAGGATAATTTGTCCGAATATGGGCACACCTTCCAAACAAAAGTAATTTCATCTCTCATTTCAGATAGAGGATTCCTACAACAAACTTCTGATTTGTTGGAACCGGCTTACTTTGAATCACAGGCAAACAATTGGTTGGTAGATAAGATTCTAAAATACCATACCCAATATAAATCTGCACCAACACCAGAAGTGTTCAAATCACTTCTTGTTCCTGTTGAAGATAAACTCCTACGAACTTCTATCGTTGATGGATTGAAGGAAGCGTTCCGACTTCAAAACTCTCCTGACTTGGAATATGTCAAGAATGAAACGATTGAGTTCTGTAAGAATCAAAAGATGAAAGTTGCCATCCTTGAATCTGTTGACCTTTTGAAAGCTGGTAAGTTTGACGCAATCAAGAAAAAAGTAGATTCTGCACTCAAAGCCGGTGCCGATAAGGATGTTGGTCACGAATACAAAGACCAAATAGAAGAACGATATTCAGAAGGTGCCCGTAATTGTGTTGCAACAAACTGGGACGTTATCAACGATATTATGTCCGGTGGTCTTGCTGGTGGTGAGTTAGGTGTTGTAGTTGCTCCTGCCGGTGGTGGTAAGAGTTGGGGTCTTATCAACGTTGCTGCTAACGCGGTAAAACAAGGTAAGACGGTTATTTACTATACACTTGAATTGAATGCTTTCTATGTTGGTAGACGTATTGATGCTTACCTTACAAAGATTCCATTCCAAAATCTACAAGAAGAACATTCTCGTGAACGAATCCAAGAAGCAATGGAAGGACTCGAAGGTAATCTCATCATCAAGTATTACCCTACGAGAACTGCCTCGATAACTACCATCACGTCACACATCGAAAAGTGTATAAGTCAGGGTAAGAAGCCAGACATGATTGTTCTTGATTATGCTGACTTGATTCGTCCATCGAAGGCTGGTGATAAGAGATTGGAATTGAATGACATCTACGAAGACCTTCGTGGTGTTGCTGGTGAGTATGATATTCCAATTTGGACTGCATCACAAGCCAATCGTTCTGCCACAGAAGAAGATGTCATTGAAGGTAATAAGGTTTCAGAATCTTACAATAAAGTCATGGTGTGCGACTTCATTATGTCCCTCTCTCGTAAGTTGAATGACAAGATTGGTGGAACAGGAAGATGGCACATTATCAAGAACCGATTCGGTCCTGATGGTATGACATTCCCAAGTAAGATAAATACAATGACGGGACATATTGAAATCTTTGAACCTAACTCTGACATCGGTAAATCTGTTTCACAATCTATGACCGGTGAAGGTATGGTAAAGAAAGCTCTTTCACAAAAGTTCAAGGAATTAGAAGGATTTTAAAATAAAATAATGGAAAAAATTTATGGCATATTTAAATACACCGATACCAATAGTAGACGCGTTCATTCGCGGTAACTTTTTAAGAGACCAAAAAGATTCACACGATAAAAAATTTCCATGTCTCATATTTGGTATGAGTACCATTCCAGCACAAGCTCCCCTGTTTCATTTTGTAATGGAAGACGGTGGGTTGTGGTGGAGGATGCCAATACAAGCTTTTTCTTGGAAACAAGATGCAGAAGAACAACCATTAGATGAACTTGTACTTTGGGATTCTTTTTCGTATCACGTTTCAGTTACACAATATCCTTATCTAAAAAATAGAAATGTAACTTTCACATCAAGAAGACGTGTTAAATATGGCGGTAAGTATCTTTTTACTTTAGATTGGGCGGCATCAACTGACTCAGGCGATACAGATTTTCTATTTTCGGAATATCCGTCTCAACATAAATGTGGTCACTTTATAGCTATGGATAACGGGAACTTTGCAATTCAACCTAATAATAGGTTAATACTACATGACCCTTCATATACAATAAAAGAAGATATACTTATACACCGAATGTATAATAATACCGTATGGACGGCTGAAAGAAATCCTCGATGGGTAACTCCAGATACAGATAATATGCAGTATGACCACACGGATTTAGAAAAGGGAGAATCGAATAAGAAAAGATCGGAAATCTACAATAAAGAGTTAGAATCTGATAAAAGTTAATTGGTAAAAATACTTTAAAATTTACTCAAAAATAACCGATTTTTTTATTCAAATGGTATAGTTATCTCTATACCGTTCTGTTTTAGAACGAAAAATAGACGTTTTTATGAAAAATTAATGTGGAGAAATCTATGGATATTAGTAACCGAATTCTTTCGGAAATCACGGTTTATATGAAGTACGCTCGTTACATTCCCGAACTAAATCGTAGGGAAACTTGGAACGAGTTGGTAACAAGAAACAAAGAAATGCACCAAAAGAAATATCCACAACTCCACGATGAAATTGAAAACGTCTATAAGTTTGTGTATGATAAGAAGGTTCTTCCTTCAATGCGTTCACTTCAATTCGGTGGTAAGCCAATTGAAATTTCACCAAATCGTATTTACAACTGTGCATACCTTCCTATTGATGACTGGCGTGCTTTTGGTGAAGTGATGTTCCTTCTTCTCGGTGGAACAGGTGTAGGTTATTCTGTTCAGAAACATCACGTTGAGAAACTCCCTGAAATCCGTAAACCAAAGTCAGACCGTGAAAGAAGATTTCTCGTATCAGATTCTATCGAAGGTTGGGCAGATGCAATCAAAGCTCTTGTAAAGTCATACTACACAGGTGGTTCATCACTTCGTTTTGATTATTCAGACATTCGTCCAAAGGGTGCCCGTCTTATCACATCAGGTGGTAAAGCTCCTGGTTCAGAACCACTTCGTATTTGTGTTGAAAAACTTCGTGCCATTCTTGACTTAAAGAAAGATGGAGACAAGTTGTCACCTATTGAAGTTCACGATATGGTTTGTCATATTGCAGATGCAGTTCTTGCCGGTGGTATTCGTCGTGCTGCTCTTATCTCTCTCTTCTCCGCCGATGACGATGAAATGATTTCGTGTAAATTTGGTGCATGGTGGGAATTGAATCCTCAACGTGGACGGGCAAATAACTCTGCGGTATTACTTCGTAGTAAAGTAACAGAAGAATTCTTCAAGGGACTTTGGAAGAAGATTGAACTTTCAAACGCAGGTGAACCTGGAATTTACTTCTCAAACGATAAAGATTGGGGAACAAACCCTTGTTGTGAAATCGGTCTACGTCCATTCCAATTCTGTAATCTTTGTGAAGTAAACGTTTCAGACGTAGTAGACCAACAGGATTTAGAAGACCGAGTTCGTGCGGCAACATTCATCGGAACACTTCAAGCAAGTTATACGGACTTCCACTATCTTCGTCCAATCTGGCAAAGAACAACAGAGAAAGACGGTCTTCTTGGAGTTGGTATGACTGGTATTGGCTCAGGTGTTGTTCAGAAGTTGGATGTAAAGTCAGCAACAAAAGTTGCAAAGGAAGAGAACGAAAGAGTTGCTGGAATTCTCGGTATCAATAAAGCTGCTCGTATTACAACAATCAAGCCAGCTGGAACATCATCGCTAACACTCGGTTGTTCATCAGGTATTCATGCTTGGCACAATGACTATTACCTTCGTCGTGTTCGTGTTGGTAAGAACGAATCAATATACACACACCTCGCATTACATCATCCAGAATTGGTTGAAGATGAATACTTCCGTCCACACGATACCGCAGTTATCGGTGTTCCACAGAAAGCACCAGAAGGTTCTATCCTACGAACAGAATCACCACTTCAACTTCTTGAACGTGTAAAGTGGTTTAGTCAGAATTGGATAAAGCCGGGTCATAGAAACGGAATGAACACTCATAACATTTCTGCAACGGTATCTATCCGTGAACACGAATGGGACGCGGTGGGTAAGTGGCTATGGGAAAATAGAGAGTTCTACAATGGACTATCTGTTCTCAATTACGATGGGGGCAGTTATATTCAGAGCCCTTTCGAGGACATCACAAAAGAAAAGTATGAACAACTAATGCAAACTTTGCACGATGTTGACTTATCAAAGGTTGTTGAATTTGATGATAACACCGACCTAACGGGTGAACTTGCCTGTGCTGGTGGTGCTTGTGAAATAAAATAAGGACAAATGGTTATGGTTATTTATATGACTACGAATCTCATAAATGGAAAAAAGTATCTTGGTAGAGATAGTAATAATAATCCAAACTATTTGGGGTCTGGTCTTTTATTGAAAATGGCAATCAAAAAAGAAGGAAAACATAATTTCAAAAAAGAAATAATTGAAGAGTGTAAATCCGAACATGAATTGAGAATCAGAGAAGAATATTGGTTGAATTATTACGACGCGGCAAACTGTGATGAATTTTACAATTTGAGAAACTCCAGTGCAGGATTTATTTCAGAAGAAATATCTGGAGACAAAAATCCAATGCATGGTAGAAGACATTCTACAATATCAAAAGAAAAAATGAGTGAAAAAGCAACTGGTAGGAGATTGTCAGTAGATACCAAAATCAAAATAGGAGACCATTTTAGAGGTTTATTGGTTGGTGAAAAAAACGGATTCTATGGTAAAACCCACTCTGATGAATCAAAAAAAAGAATGAGTGAATTTCGATCTGGTAAAAACAATCCCATGTATGGTGTTAGTGGCCAAAAATCTCCGAACTTCAAAGGATTTGTAGTTTGTATTTTTGGTAAATATAAAGATCAGATAAAAACAAGATTAGAATGGTGTTCTTTGTTGGAAATAAAGCCCCAAAATTTTGGTAAGCATTTATCTGGTCATAAATACAAAAACGGAATCAAAGGAAATTTTTTCAAATGGGAACATGAAATACAATCATAACCTATTTATCTAACAGGGAACTAATCCCAAGTATTATACAAACAGGAGAACGTTATGACAAAGCAAGAACTATACGAACAAATTACAAATCTGTTCAATGAGTTTACCGTCGGACACAATTCAAAGTTCAAGAAAGGTGCAGGAGACGCTC